GGGAGAAACCAATATATCTTTTCAGTTGCATCGTTTCTAATGGACCCAACACAAACTGGATTAGTTAATGCATCTATGTAAGATCCAGACCAGTCAGGATTACCTAAATGGCCTCTACGCTCAAGCGTACCCTTTATGTTCTGTAAAGAACCAACATTACCATTTTCTGAGTTTGCTAAATCTAAATTTAAAGCATCTCGGTATTCACCGTTAGGAACAAGTCTTTCATCAAGATCTTTGTTCATTCTTCCGGCCTGGAAAACATGTACAAACTCTGGCATATGTTAGTGTTTTATAATTTTAGATTTATTACGCATTACTTGTGTAATCTCTTCAATTTTAATATTAGATAATCTTAATTTAGCAGTTCTTTTTGCAGCTCCTCTTTCTTTTTTAAATCTAGAAACTAAATACTCAGGAACATTTGTTCTTGTTGAAAGTATTGCATAAGCCATGTACTTATATAAGGCATCTTCTGCAAATTTATGTACAGACATGTCCTCGTCTTTTTGTACACCGTCTGATATATACTTTAAAGTAACTATTCTTCCAACAAAGCTTGAATCAAAAAATATAATACCCTGCAATTGATCTATATAAAATACACCATTTGTTTGAGCTTGCTCTGGTGATAATCCGTATCGTTGCCCGTAATGGTTTATAGCTACAATTTCTCTTGTAGGTAAATCTAAATTTTGATTAGGTGTACTTCTTTGAAACTTTTTTTGTGTTTCGGATGATTGCGCAGAAACTATTTCACGATCCTGTTCGTCAAATAAGTATTCATAGTTATCATCTTGTAATATAGGAAAAGGATTACTTGTTTTCATAGCAGGATATATAACTCTTTCAATACCATTACTATCTGTCCATGTAAGTTTTACGTAATTTACATAATCTTTTGGCAAAACAAAGTTTAAGTTAGGTCCAATTTCAATCTCTTGACTTAATACTGAAGGTAGTATATCAAAACTAAATTCTTGTATTCCGCGTTGAGCATGAAAAGCAACATCTGTTCTTTTTATTTTTGGAATGATTTTGTCTTCGCCTGTATATGATATAATAAAATTATTAATAATATCTTTTATACTGACAAATTGATAATTGCCGTAATCTTCATCCCAACTATTCCATATTCCATCAGGACCTAAATAGTATTGTTCGTCTGTTTGATTTATTAAACCCATATATTATGCTTTTTCTTGTCTAATTGTTTCTTGTTCTTCTGCATTAAAAACTTGGTAAAGATTTAAATCTTTTATCAATATACCTGCTAGTTCTAGTATTTTAACAACAAGATCCGCTTCGTCTGAATCATGCAATTCAAAATCCACAGAATTATTAGCATCATATAAAGATTCATCAAATACCATTTGATAAGCCCACTGCACAGAAGCTGGAGATTTTATATAAAAATATTCTACGTCGGCTATTGCAGTGATTTCTATGTCTCCGTATATTTTAATACCAGATGAATTTGATACGAAAACAGGCCTAATGTTTTTGGGTTTTGTGAAAGGTGAAGCATTTATATATAAGAATTCATTAGCGTTTATACGCTCTGCTTCTACATTTTCTATTGTAGTTATTCCAAACGAGTTTGTTGTGGAGTTTTTATATACTACAGTACCTAATCTATAAAGATCCGGAGGCTGTATAAAGAAGTTACCGGGACGAGTTGGCGCGGTTGTTGCTTCAAATATATTAATTTTTTCATTAAGTAAAGTTACCATATCGGAGTACTCTGTACTGTTTCCTGGTATTTTACCAAATTGATTTATGTCATAGAAATATTGTTCAAATATATCTTGTTGTGCTTGATTAGCGAATAAGTTAAATTCCTGAGCGGTTACATAACCTCTTTGCTCTTTGTTAAGTATTCCGAGCACTCTTTGATAAACAGTGTTTACGCTTATTGCCATTTGTATGTTTTTTATTATTATAATAATTAGGCCACTATTACAGCAGCCTAACTACTATAGAGTAACTTATCTAAGTTTCTTTAATATTGCTTTGTAAACTTCCATTCCATCATCAGTCTTAAAATAAGAAGCTAATGCAGAATAAGGATGTTCGTCAAAAGGTATTGTCATTAATTTTCTACCACCATCTCCATATGTAAAAGTTCTTTGATCACTAGATAATTGCAAGAATCCTTGCTCTACCGCTTTAGCACCAACATTTCTTAATTGTATGTGATCATCACTAGCTAAGTCTAAAAACAATACTGGATCTTTTTTAGCAAATAACATTATGTCTCTTTTAAGTTCACTAGAAGAAAGATTTGTAACTCCTTCTCCATATTCTGATCTTAAAATTGCTTCAGCGTGATCTATATCTAAGCTTTTAGCTTTAATTAAGGCTTCTAATTCTAATTCAATCCAATCTAAATGATTTTCAGAATCTTTCACCTCATCAAGTTCTTTATAAACAAGATCTTTTAAAGGATGATATATTGATAATAATTTTTGTAAATTTTGTTGTTCCTTGGGAACACTAATTTGCCCATTTCTTAATATGATACGGCCTAAGGTTGATGTACCCATTTGCTCGTCTGCAAATATAGATTTTTGATTAGTAGCATATCTAATTTCTCTTTGTGAACCTAATTCTTTATCGAAATAAAGTAAAGGTTTACGAGAAGAATGCTTACATGGTAATGTAAATACTAAAGGAGAATTACCTGTTATTAAAAAGTATGTTCTATCTTTAAATTCAAATTCCGGTTTTACTTGTTTACTTACTTTTGGTTGAGTCGCAACCTCAACTTGTTTTGCTACTGTAGCTTGTTTAGCCATGATATAATAAGATTAAATATTTATAAGAGTAATGATTACCCCCGTAAATACAACGAGGGTAAAAATTACATTAATTAATTATGCTACTAAATTTTCTTTAATAACACAAAATTGTTTGCTGCTTGTACACATAAACATCTTTCTGATAAGAAGTGAACGTTCATTGCATCCTCGTCGCTTGTATAGTTTCCACCAACAGATCCAGTGATCCAAGATTTCATCTTTCTATCGTCAGCTTCAGAAGCTCTATAACGAATATGTAAGAATGGTCTTGAAATATTCTGTCCTAATTGTTGGTCATATACTGTAGACGTTCCAGCTGGAACCATTACACCTTCAATATCGTCAATTAATCCACGAGTAGTAGCATCATTTAAGTATTTCCAGTCAGTTTTGTAAAAATCATAAGATCCTCTACGGAAACCGCTAAATCCTAAGTTAAGTGCCATGTCTTCTGAATTGTTAAATACCCCGTAAGAAGTACCACCAGTTCCAAAACCATTTTGAGCAGCTAACATATTGTCAATAGCTAAAGCAGTACCTCTTCCTAAGAACATCATGTTCTCTTCAATAGCTCCTTGCTTATCAAGTTCCTGTAAAATAAGATCGAAATCAGCTAATCCAGCAGCTCCTCCAAAATCAGCATCAGAATAAACTAGTCCTCTAGTTTCTAATGCAGCAAAAAGTCCATCAGAACCTGTAATAGTTCCTGCAGTACCAAATGATGCTGGTGAAGCAATAGGGTTAGTTGCAGTTTCTGCTTCTAACATAGCCATTTCTAATTGATCTTCAAAACGAATTCTAGCTTCATGCTCAGACTTTAGATACCATAAGTATCCAGAAGTTCCAGCTTCAGTAGTTACTTCAACCCATCCAATTTGAGCAGTATCAGAACCACTTACATTGTATTTATCTCTAAGGATAATAGGTTTGTTGTTAAACTGTTCGAAAGCAGCATCAACTGAAGTACCTGCTTTTTCAGATCCTTTTGCATATTCAGAACCGTATACAAATACCTTTCCATTAGCTGCAACAGGTGTAAGATTTCCTTTGTAACCTGCTACTGTTAATGTAGCAACTCCTGCAGCAACTGCAACACTTTGTACATAAGCTTTTTCAACTACTAGTCCGTTAGCACTAGCACATACGATAGTAGCTCCAGGTCCAATAAGATTTTGTGATGCTCCTCCTACTGCTGGAATAACTACAGTTGTAGTTGTTATAACAACTGGGTCATATGCAATGTGTAATCTACCTTGCTCAGACCATACTACTCTGTCTGAAGCCATAGGCATTTCTGCTCCTACCATACGTAAAAATCCAGAGATAGTACGGTTTCCGTATCTTTCTACTTCTTTTTCATATACTTCTGGTAAAAATTGTTGTGTAAAATCCATATCTGTTAAAGATAGGTAGTTGTCGTTAAACAACGTTTGTGTAGGTCTTGGTGTTAAATGCGCCAATGCGCCAACACTACCTGTAAATGTTCCTGCCATAATTGTAATTTTAAATTTTTATTATCTTTGTTTTATTCCAAACTTAGAAGAACCTGTAGATGTAACAGATTTAAACGTAGTTCCTGTAGAATGTTTGACGTTTTCATGAACACCTCTCGGACTCATATCAATATTCTTTGCATTGGTTACGCTTGCTTTCATGGCATCGGTTTTTCCTTGCTCATAAAAGTGTTTTGCAATTGCATCTGGGTTCATAGCTGTAAATAGAGACTTGTGATAACCCGCGGCGTCATTCATTTCATTTTTATCGTTCAAGAACTTCTTGACAAAATTATTGATATCTCCCTGGGTGTCTTTTACTTGGTCTGCGTTATTTACTTTGTAACGAAATTTCTTTTCGCCAACATTGAAATCAAAACCTTTGAAATCATTGGAAAAAAGCTTTTCTGTTTTAGCATTAAACGTAGACACTTGATGTTCAGCTACTTTGGTTGCTTCTTGTTTTTCATTATTATAACGGTTGAAAAACTCTACCGCTTTTTTTGTTTCTGGAGCTAAGTTAGTTCCAGCTTTTATTTCTTTATAGTACTTACTTTTTAAGCCGTCTAGATGATTTTTAGCATTTGCTAACTCTTCTTTTCTTGCTAATTTTTTTCTACGTATATCTCTTTCTTCATCAACTTCTTCATCATAAGAAAAATTGTCTTCCATTATAAAGTCAATCTCTTCTCTATCTAAATGAGGTTTTGTATTTTCGTAGAATTCTCTTAATAATTGATTATCATTTAAAGATGAATAATCTGTATTTAATTTTACGTAATCTTCCAGGCTTCCACCGGTTTCTTCCATAAACTCAACAACCTTCTGGATATTTTCCGGTAATGGAACTCCAAGATCTTGTTCGACAACAGCTTGCTGAATTTCTTCTGCTATTGTTTCTACTTTTTCTTCTATTTCTTCTTCTGTTATTTCTTCAATAACTGATTGGGGAGCATCTTGAACGGCGTCTGGTTGTTGTGGTATTTCTTCTTCCACTTTTTGTACAGGCTCGGTTGGTTGATCTGCAACCACGTCTGCTGTTTCTTGCTTTGTATTGGCATCTTCGTTTAGTTTGTTTAGTTGACCTAAATCTACTTTGATGACACCATCTTCCACCGACATAGGTTTTGATTCTTCTGCTTTGATTTCTTCAACAGCAGGTACTTGTTCTTCTGTTTGTTCTGACATGATAAAATATGATTAATTATTACTATTATTATTACCTAGGGTCTGACGAACCTAAGTTAAAACCTCCACCCATTGTATCAAACCCACTTGATTCGAAGTTTTGAGGAGGTGCTTCTGTTTGTCTTTGATTTATTAATTCACTTTGTTGCGTAGCTTGCAATTTAGTTCTTTCGTCTTTTCTGTCTTCTTTTTCTTTAATTTCTTTTTTAGCACCATTAACTTCGATACCTTTAAGTTGCATATTCATTTCAAACTCTAATTGCATTAATTCTTTTTTCAAAGCAGCTTCTTGCATCATTTTTGCTTTGTCTATTTCTGCTTGAGCTTGTACTAATGAAATCTTTTGTTGTATTAAAGCTTGACCTTTCTGAACTTCTGCTTGAGCAGCTACTTGTTGCGCTTCGGCATTGGCTTGAGCCTGTGCTTTAATATTTTGCTGTTGCATTTCTTGATCCAGCTTTTGCTTAGCTACTCTTCTTATTTTTAGCAATTGATTAGCAAGTTTAAGACTTCTTACTTCTCTAAGATCTATAGCGTCTGATAAATCTATTAATCCGCTTTGAACAGCTGCTTGAATATTGTTTTCTAATATAGCTCTTTCTTCTTCATCTGGTTGTAATTCAATAAAGATACCAAAGTCATACAAATATAAATCTTTCATTTCTTCAAGAACTGCTACATTTTGATTACCTATTTTATGTATAAAAGCATCTCGTGTTGGAGAGTATTCTAAAATATCAGATATTCTTAATGATAAACCTTCACATAAATCCGATGTTAAAAATAAACTACCATCTAATATATGTCTTGTTGCAACATTTGAATTAGCTGCTGCCATTTTTTGAACACCTACTAAAGCTCTTGCATCAGGAGTACTTCCATCTCTAGCTTCATTTAATCCGGTTACATCACGGATCATTTGCATGTAGTAATTGTAATTTCCAATTAACGCTTGCATTTTTCCACCACCTGCACCGGTTTGTATTTCTTGAATAGGAACTTTACCTGGGTTCATATCACCATCTTGGGTCATAGACCTACCAATTACAGAACCTGTTTGAAAGAACATATTAAGAGCTTCCTGAGGATTGTAATTTGTACCATTACCTAAATCAACTTCAGCTAAACCATCAGCATCAAGATAAACACCATCTGGTACCATTCTTGACATTACTTGTTGTAGCTTTAAATGTGTAAGTTGAATCATATCTGCAAAGCCCGTTATACGACTTACTACAGATTCTATTCTACCTTTATACATTCTAGGTGCTGTAATACTATAATTCATTTTAACCTTAGTGTAATCACTCTTAGGTCTTATCATGTTTTTAGCTAGCTCCCATTTAAGCATTCTGCCTCCTACAATTTTAACTCCCTCATATAATACTTCTATTGATTGAGATAATTTTTCAATACCATACTCCTCATACATTTCTGGTGGAGGATTGAATTCATCAGTTTTAGGTATTATCTTTGCAGCTCCTGTTGCAGTCTCTTTAACTTTATAAACTTCGTTTGTAAAAGTCTTATAATTAAAATAAAGGACTTGAACAGTATTGGAGTCGTCCTGGTTAGAATTACTAATAGTTCTATCATAAAACCCATTGTTACTAACTGACTGACCTGCAATTGATTGCAATTCATCATTAGTTAATCCAGGAAATTCTTTTTTTAATTCGTTTAAGTGAACTGATTTAACTTCTCCTACATAATATATATCATCAAAGTAAGGTGATTCTGTGTAAGACCAAACTAAATTTACTGGGTCTACGTAATCAATTAAAGCTCCTTCAGCTTTTGTAAAAGTATTTTTAATTGCACCAATACCTATTGTAGTTAAATCATAATTACAACGTCTTTTTGTTAAGTCATATTTATTACCATCTAATAATACCTGTATTGCTTGCTCTTCTGCAATTTCTACTTGCTGCTTATAGGTAAGCTGCATATGTAAATCTAATTCTTCTTTATTTTTAGGTAGCGTTTCTGGATTGTTTTCGAATAGATTAACTCCGAAATTTTCTTGAACAAAAGTATTAAGTTCTTTTGTTTGCATATCTCTAATAAGAGATTCCATATACCTTGTTCTTTTGTCAACCCCATAAGGATCTTGAGAATAAGCTGTTATATCAAATTGTCTATCCGATATACCATTAACAACTATATCTACAAATTTAGGTATAATTGGAACTGGTTTCCAATCTAAATTAAGATAAGACAAGTCACCGTTTATAGATAATTCGTCTTTGTATTTTTGTATGGGTTGTTCTCCTCTTGCATATAATCTTAAATTATGAAATGTAATTTGATTACTCTGAAATCTGCTACCACTTCCATTATCATTATTAAACCACTCACGCTCTATAGCTCTACCAATAGTAGTTCCATAGTCCATAGACATTTTTTCCGCATCGCTAGCAATCTGGCTTGGAAAATAACTTGTTACAACTGACTCAGCCATATTTTTATTTTTCTATTAATTTTGATAAACCACCACTGTTGGTGTATTTAGCTATTTTTAAACTTAATTGTTCTCTTTCTACTTTTTGTTTTGGATGATATAAATGTCTGTTACAAGCCATTATAGCAAGTCCAGAACTTATAGCAGCATCAAACTTTGTTCTATTGTTTATATCAAATCCCGCCCAATCATTTAATGTATTATTAAAATACATTGTTCCATACTGACCATCTTCTTGTAAGCCAACATAATTATCAATATATGTTTCAATAGCTGCAGCATGAGCTTGCTTAATATCTTCACTTGAGTTAGGCATTCCACCTATTTCTCTTTCGGTAACTGATAACTTATTCCAAACCTTATCTGGTCTATTCATAGAATATCCTCGGTAGCCTCTCCTTTTAAAATAATATAAAAGTCTTGGTTTGTTATTTTCACATAATAAAGGCATACCATAAAATACGCAAGCCATTAGCACATCTTCAAAAAACATTTCAGCGGTTTGTGGTCTGGCTATATATTCTAAAAAGAATGTATTAGCAGGAGCATCTTCCATACTGAATTTAGTTAATCCGTGCAAAGCACCTTTAGATCCTTGACCATCAGTTGTTCCTGATATATCATAACTATCACAACCAAAAGCACCCATATGTTGATTGCCTGGAATTCTTAATCCTTTTCTAACTTCTTGCCTGTTTTGCAAACCTGCACCAGGAACCCAAGATATTTTAAATCTACCATTTGGATTAGGTGTAAATAAAACTGTCGTATCTTTTATACCATTAGCCCATTGAAAACTTCCAGTTGTTAATACATTTGTATTATGTAGGTCTTCATTGTAATCTATTTGTTCGTATATTTTAACTAAATTAAATATACTATTTTTTGTTTCATCACGGAAAGCGTGTTCCTCTGTTCTTGGGAACTGTCGGTAGAATTCATTTAAAGCATCCTGATCGCCTTTTAATCCTTCAGCCTCATTATTCCAATGCTCAACAACTCCGACTTCTATAGCGTCTCCAAATGGACCTAAAACAGTATCTTTAGGTGTATCGAAAACTGGATACCCGTATTCATCAATAAACCCTTCATAATTCCATTCCATTGGAATAAAAAGAGAATATAATCCTGAAGCTGTTTGTCCGTTCTTGTTTCTTTTTAATACGTTTGAATTGCCGTAAAGCTTTTTAAAATTTGCACCACCTTTATCTAAAGCATTTGAGGTTGAACCCATCATGCATTTTCCAATAATTCTAGATCCTAATCTTAATGTCGTTTTGGTAACCCTCCAATTGTTGAGGATGTTGTTCGGCCTTTCCCATTTACCACTTTCATCGTGGACGAGGAGTTTGAGTTTCTCCCCATCATAGGCGTTATCACCCGTGTTCTTCCAGTCGATGGTCGTGTCCAGACCGGCGATGGTTTCCGTGGCTTTATTACTATCGAGTCTCCTTCTGGTAAATTTGGATGCGGGTACACGATAGGCAAGTTCGGTCTTTGGGCGGTCCATCCCGTCCTGTACTGGTTTAAAGAAAAACGGGAAGTTAACACTAATGGGTACAACCTTATCTGTGAACATTTTCTTCGCATCGGCTCCAGATTTGGACAGTATCCCAAACCGTGCATCACTTGATATTGTGGCCATGTTAACCGTCTCCCCAGACGCCATGAATGAAAATCCGCTACGTCTATTCTTGAGATATGACATACCATAACATCGTTTGTCTGCTTTACAAGCCTCCCAGAATAAGTAGAATAATCTGTTTGATTCTCTAAAGTCTGGCTGCCCAACATCAATCTTGGACCATTGCAGGTACATAAAATGAGTACCAGTAATGTAAGTAGCCACGCCCTTATTATTGAACCAACTGCCGTTTTCTCTTTTATTAAATTGTTCATCTATATATTCCCCCCATTTTGATTTGAACTTATCAGGGTAATCCCTCCAATCAAATATGCTATTAATAGCTTTTAATTCTTTGGGATATTCCTCAGGAGTCCATTTGTTATTAGCCTTGTCTACATTAGACGGTCTTTTAGGTAATGCTATTCTAAGATTCTGTATATTATATATATCACCTATTTGTCCTGTCTTGCTTATGACAATAATATCATGTTCTTTATTATAACCATAATCCCATTTTTTAGACTTATTAAGTCTTGAAATAGTATTAGATTTAATAGGAGTTATAATGCTGTATAATGATTGAGTATACATTATCTAGATCTTTTTTCAGCGAAACCTTTAAAAGACTCTTCTTCTTTTATTTCTTTAGGCTTTTCATCAAGTATATCTTGTTCTTCTTGTATTCTATTTAGGATTTCAAATGCATCAAATATAGCCAGCTTTTTAGTAGCTGCTGCATTCTTTAATCTATCGGCTGTAATATCTTCTCCTGAATCTACAATAGCTTCTTTAGCTACTTTAATAAGTTCTTCAACTGCTTTGTGTCCAGCCAGGATTATATTCTTCTTCGTCTCCTTGATATTCATATTTAATTGTAATTGAATTAGTGGGTACTCTGAATACTCTATGTCCATTTACAATGAATTCGTATTCTGCCCCGGGCCTAAACCCGATTAAATCTTGTTCTACTATTCCTTCTAATTCTGCATCTTTTAAATACAAAACACCTATTCCAGGTTTTTCAAAATCAGTAGAAAACATTTTAGTTTCTTTAATAGGCTTTACAAAGTTATATCCTTTGCAGGCT